TATCCATCGGAATACAATCGGAACACTCCAACCCTGACATCAGTGGCGACACAAGAGGACAACAAACCGCCCCAATCTGGCTCCCTGAACCCAACGTGGGTAGAGTGGCTAATGGGATTCCCAATCGGTCACACAGACTTAAAGCCCTCGGAAACGCCGTAGTTCCACCCTTAGTTGCAGAGATTGGCCGTATCGTTATGGAGTTTGACCAGCGGCCTTGCTAACCAGCCAGACGTTCTCTCTTGCCTGATCCTCTGGTTTCTCTGCTGGGGGATTGGGTTCTGGGCCTTCCTCGTACAGATCAGAGATGATTATCGTGATTTGCGAGTTGTTGTCCATGTCTTCAATCACTATTGTCGGCACCAAACCTCTCCTCGATGAAGCGTTCACGTTGCACGAGTGTAGCAAGATCCCGACAGGCTTCCTCAAGAACTTGGATGTCTTTTGTGACCCCGTATTCAGTGACTAGCTGCACCACCCTCCCGCTCAGGTAGTTCAGTTGATTGGCAACGATGTACTCCGCCGCGTCGATCTCTTTCATCATTCAAAGTCTACCCGATGAATATCCCCACGCCACTCGTATTCTCCAGCTTCGTGTCGGCCATGAACCCTCACGAACTCAGGCTGCAACAGGAAATTGTTCTTGATCGACAGCACCGCGAAGCCTGACGACCAGTTCTTCGGCGAGTCCTCTGCGTAATCAAACGTGGGTTGGTTAGGTTCTGCCATCGTGCCCAGTTGAATGCCCAGTCTTGTGCCGGTGTAGTCGGAGAACGGCTTGGCTTCTTGGTGATGCGTGTGGCCTGAGACTGTGTGTGTCCCAGACATGAGTGTGGTTCTGTGGCCTCCAGTGATTCCTGCGCCGATTGGCTTGTGCCGGATCATAATTGGCCGCTCTGCACCTTCAACCCACAGACTCGTGGAAAATATCCACGCTGGGAACTGCTCCCGCAGGCTGAATCCCGGCACCCCTTTGTACATGGGCAAAGCGTCAGCCAGCTTCATGTCAAACCGAGAGTCGTGGTTGCCCATCACCCAGTAGCGTTTTGAACTGGGCGAAGCCTTTTCGATCTCCTCTAGCCGCTGATGAACAGCGTTTAGTTCCTGCTCGACTGTGGGCCTTTCCTCCCACCCTAATGGAGCGTGGCGGCTAATGCTTGCGCCATCGAGCAGATCGCCATTCAAGACGATAACATCAGGCTGTAGCTGTTTGGCTAGTTCAACGAAAGCTAGGTGGGCAGTCGTTACGGTGTTGATCTCATAGTGGGCGTCCGATCCGACAAGGATGGTCAGATCCTTCTCGACCTTCAGAACCTGACGGACTGACGGTCTGGGCGTTTTGTCTCTCGACAGATGAGCGGGGACTGATATGGTTCTGCCTAGCGCCTCCTCCGCTCTGCGCCGTCGATGGAATACGTTCCTAATCCCTACCTCGTACCGAGTCGCCATCCCCTGAGCGCCGATTGACGAGAACTCAGTCGCAAACACTTCGTGATCAGTCGGTAGCTTCGGTCTTGCCATGGAATCCCCCACGCCTCGCGTATGAATTACAGACGTGGGCAAATACCAACGCCCTCAGCTGCTCATCCGATTTCTTCTTTGATTCAGAGTCCCAGACCTGTTTGGCTGCTTTGTCCATAGCCTTGACCATATCAGCCGCAACAGCGCGTGGCGATCTCATCTGCGCTCACCCAACCGACGCTCGTGCGCTTTGATCTGTTCTTCCCAGTCGGCAATCATCTCGACGTAATCCTGCTTGTAAAACTTCACCGGATCTCTGCGGGTCGCCAGCATATGCTCGACTGTGTCGTGTCCGTACCACTGTTGCATCCAGATCGTGTATTCCTGCGCCGCTGTGCCGTAGCGCATACCATGCAAGTTACACCCCCCGCACTGAGGGTTAACATTCTGCTCCTCTAGCGCCCACCGAGAGGATGAACCTTTAGCTAGCCAGTGACCGCCTTGCATCGACTTATAATGGTCGATCTTTCCGCAACTGACGCACTTGCAATAGCCATTGTCATCAGCCGCGCTGATTCTGGCAAGTTTTTGTAACGTCTTCAATGCCTTGGCGCGAAGTGTTGCGCTTGTAGGTTTCTTTGCCATCAGACAATACGGCGTTGGTTAGCCTGCTTGGTTCGCTCCGCGTCGAACATCAACTGCCCGAGCATGATCTGCTTCTTCAACTTCTCAGCCATCAAGCTGGCTTGCTGGACTGCTCGATAGTGGTTGGCCCACTCTCCGGTTGATCTTGTTTCTGTTTGCGCCTTAGCAGCACTCGACCCTGCGTCCATGTGTGCTTTCTGACTAGCAGCTTCAAAGCTCTTGAAAGCAGTCTCTGCCTCGATTGCTTCCCGACTCGCCCCCTCCCACTCATTAATTCGCTCACTCAATCTGGTCAATATCTGATCTAGTCGATCCGGTCGATCCATTTTCTCTCTCCCACGTCGTGACATATAGTGGGGTTTGGTGACCCACTAACAAAATTCATATCGGCAGACTGTATTTCCACTCGATCATTTCCCTGTATATGGAGGCTGACCCAGACCCGACCCACTCCCCAGTCTATCTAAAAATAGAGGGGGAGAGTTTTGTCACCGTTAACGAGTGTTCAGTTTGGCGCTCCCACTAATGCGCCCAGCTTCTGTCAAATTGTCTTCTGGTCATTTCGTCCAACCGGTTAACCACCGGCACCCTGTCGGGCCTCTGCTGCTTTCGGTGCAGGACATACCGTAAAAAAAGGGCCAGCCCCTCACAACAACGGGGGAGGAGGAGAGGAAGGAGGGACTGACCGCTAGTCGTAGAAAACATCAGGTCGCAATTCTTCACGTCGAACCACTCCCCCAGTCAACTTTTCCAACTTTACCACATGGATCGCAGGAACCCTGCTTTTCCATTTTTGGATGTGCTGACCAGTGACTCCACACTGTCGGGCGATCTCAGCCTTTGACCCGACAATCTCGACGACTTTTTTGAATGCTTCTGTTTCCATCTCGTCCACAATACAGATACACCGGCAGTTTGCAAGATCTAAATACAAAAAAGGTTTGCATTGGTAAACCGTGGGTGTATTATGGGCGAACAACAACGAGGAGACGTTATGTTTGTACCTGATAGACCAATCGAATCTGACCCACGATTCCAAGAGATGTGGGGTGATGCTGACCTTTGCCCGAACTGCAAAACCGAACTGCGTGATCTGCACGATGACGGCCACGCCTTCCTTGTCTGCCCAGTTTGTGATCTGGGCGAACCAAAGAACAACGATGTCAGCTTCAAGCTCACATTTTACGGCATGACAGAGTGTCAAGGATTCGAGAACGGCATCATCGACGAGTCTCGCGCTGAAATGTGGGAAACCCAGAAGTGGTGGGAGGACAACCTGCATTGGACGTTTGCCGAGTACAAGGATGAAAAGTACATCCCTGCCGACGTTAGGGACGGTAACGAATCAGGCCAGTGGTTCATCTACGCTCGTGGCTATCAGATAGCCTGCATTGTGGAGGTGCCCAATGGGTAGAGTGAAATCTGAAATGTTTGAAGAATACTTGGGGCCAGACGATGAACTGGTCGCCAAACCAATTTCGCAGGTTGTGGACAACATCCGCGACTGCGACTTACCACTGAACTCGGTTCAGCGTTACGAGTTCATGCAAACCCAACTGAAGGAACTGATGAATGGAATTACAAGCAAACCTAATCTACCACGCACTCAGTAGGCCGTGGCCCAAAGGGGAAGTGAAGCAGCGCAAAGGGCCGGGCGGCAAAATGCTGTCCTACGTCGATGCTCGACAGGTTCAGAACCGATTGGACGAAGTTGTCGGTACCGAGAACTGGCAAACACATTTCTCTGAAGTGTGCGGTAATTACTGCTGCACCCTCTCCGTAAAAATTGACGGGGAGTGGATAGCCAAGTCAGATGGTGCCGGTGAAACTTCAATCGAAGGCGATAAGGGCGGATTCAGTGACGCTTTCAAACGTGCCGCTGTGTCCTTTGGCATCGCTAGATACCTGTATTCAGATTCAGGCATGACACCCGAGCAATTCGACAAGCGCCGTGGCGTTATGGCTGACGTGCAAGCAGAAGATCCGGCCACTGTGCCGACGGAAGCCGACAAAATGTTGGCAGATCAGCTAGTGCAAGAAGTGCAGAGCGAGAACAACGCAAAGATCTTAGAGATCTGGGCAATCCTCGTGGCGGATCAGGAGCGAACCGTGGCGACGTGGTCGCTTCTCGGTAGCCAGACCAGAAGATATATAAATAAACTTGTAAAGGAGAATCAGCAATGAAACCAAAAAGAGGATTTGCTAGGGACATCTACGAAATCGTGCAGGCTGACGGGCCACTGGCCTATAACGGCATCCACAAGCGCCTGCGGGAGCGCAAAGTTCGTATGTCGAAGCATCAGGTACAACGTTGCCTTATCAACATGCAGCAGCGCAAGCAGTTGGTCAGGTCAGAACAGAATTTCAACAAGTTTGTCGTCGTTGAGAACAAAAACGCCGTAGAACGTGCAGAAACGCCTGAACCTATACAATCACCCTCCCTCGTGGAGAAAACGCCAGAGAGCGTCGAAATAACGCCCACAGAGGGCTTATCTCAGCTTGATTCAACCACGATCACACTGATCGCAGCAATCGCGGCAGGAACAGCCGCACTCACCACCATAATTTTGAGGTTCGTATGACAGAGAAAGAATTTGCAAAAGGCTTGTACGTCAAGCCAAAGAAAGAAAACGCGCCAGACTGGGTCAAGTTTGGGATGAGCATCAAGCGCGAAGAAGCGATTCAGTGGCTGCAAAGTCAGACGGATGAATGGATAAACACCGAAGTCAAAGAGGGCAAGTCTGGCAAGTGGTACGCTGAAGTCTGGAAGCCAGACCCAAGCAAGGCTCGCGCAGCTAGTCCACAGCAAAACCACACCCCACCCTCTGCTGCACCACAGGACGATTTCGCAGACGATATTCCATTTTGATGTAGTATTGCCAAGCGGGTGATTCGGGCAGGCGAGCGGCAGCGTCAGCCCCCCGTTAGGGCATGAGAGATAGGTCGTTTGTTCGCGGCCCGCAACATTCACCGCTAAAGCGATCAACTGCCGCATTCAAATAGGAAATTTAACCTGCTGAAATATCCTACCAATCAGGGGAGAAATATGAATAAGAACGAATTTACCGCGATGTACGAGCAATGGTTTGCCTTGCATCCGTTCAAAAAGAGGGACTGGGGGGAACTGGGCAAAGTCCACTACCAAGCGTTCAGTCGGGAATCACCGGCACTGTTCCAAGAAGCTCTTGGGATGCTGACGGAGGAAATAGACAATTTCCCATCGCCAAAGCAGATCCGCGCCAAATTAAACGCCTTGTCGAATAACAAGACGGAGGGAGAGGGCAAGACCAACACCACCAGCGAGAACGAGATGATCGCCACGCGACTGTTGGAACATAAGATGGGCGTCGAGTACAACGGCAAACAGGTAAAAGAACCTGCTGGATTTCCCTTGTGGATTGACCAGCTTGTTGATAAGACCATCGCAGAACTTGGCCCAAAGTATCCGATGAAGACCCTGCTGGGGACACTGGGTTACCTAGTGGTTCAAGCGGAGGGCAGACGATGAACGATGCGCTCAAAGAATTCCTAGAAAACGGTGGCGAGATTCAGCAGTTGCCATCAAACGTCCCACGGGATTTGAATGTCTGTTTGAACTGCAAGAACTTGTTCCCAGTTGCAGAAATGACCAAAGGGAGTCAGAGGCGATGCAAGAAGTGCCACCAACGACACACAAGCTTCAAGACGAGCCGGTAGACTTGTTTTATCGTGCGATCAAGGCTCAAGAGCAACTGCAAAGGCAGTATTTGGATTACAGGCTAGCTAACGTCAGCGCCCCGTTCAGTGAAGCGACAAAGCGGCAGATCTGGGAATGGCAAAGGGCTGGGAAGACCACTCGGTGGATAGCAGACGAACTAGGTGTCACGCGGTACAAAATACATCTGCTGGTGAAGCGAACATCGTGGCCCGCTCCCACCAACTTGGCCTAGTGTTCCACGTGGAACTATTCCTCGACGATCTCAGCTTCTTCGGGTTCCATCTCAGCTTTAATCTGCTGGGCGTGGAACCTGATGGACTGCTCGGCTTCCTGCTGAGCCAAGATCAGACGAACAATCTCTGCCCGTAGCTCACCTATCCGGCCTGCTCTGATCTTCGCGTCTTCACTCAGGTCTTCTTCTGTGTATTCAATGTCATCAATCGTGATCATTCTATTCTCCTAGTCTTTTATCAGTACGGCTTCCACGAAAACCGCAGCCTCGTTGGTGCTGCTGCTTGATTTTGCTTGGAATTCAAAGTCAGTCTTTTCCGCTATCTTGAACGGAACCTGACGATCATAGCTTACCTGACTGACAGCGAATGTCGCCTCTGCAACGTGCAGCACTCTCCCTGTGTGGGTGGCCAGCTTGTTTCTCACTGTCAGGTACTTGTTGCCATTGGTTGTGGCGCTGTTGAAGTCGATTCGGAAGATATAGAGCGAGTGCCCAGCGGGTACGGTGTAGATGCAAGCCTGCGTGGTTCCGATGTTGGTGCCGATAAAAGCGTAGGTGGTGCCGCCATTACTGACAGAAATGTCACCCGCGTTCTGTCCGCTGAGGATGATAGCCGAGTTGATTCTGAGAAAGCTGGCAGAGGTTGTGACCGCTGACGTACCTGTCAGGGTAACTGTCTCGCTGATCTCGTTGTAGCTCGCGTCAAGACCGCTCACCAGAACGTCCATCGTGTCGCCAGCATCAGTTGATACCAAGTCCATAGCAACAGCAGCGGACGGGAAAGCGTACGTTCCGCCATCATTCCACAGGGTTTCAAAGGCTGTAGCGACTTCGGTGTTGAAGCCGAAAATGTTAACGGCTCGCTGATCCCACATTTTGCCTTGTGCAACGTCAAACAGTAAATGGGGAGTGGGTCGCTGCTGGTGATATTGATACATTGTTTGTCCTCAGATGTGATAGGCCAGCCAGACCGCAAGCACGATCCCGACGACCATAATTAAGATGTAGCCCACCAGATCACCAATCCGATAGCGATGGGAACCAATCCAAGCACGATAGCGATGGCGATCAGTATCTCGATCATCTGCTTGCGCTGCTTCTTCTTCAGTGCCTCTAGGCGCTTGATTTCTTCCTGACGCGCTCTCCTCGCCTCAGCCATCTTTTTCTGCATGTCATCCCAGAGATCCATGCGATTGGTGGCTAGGAACACGTCCTTTATCTTTTGACGCGATTGGCGAACCATCTCTTCTGCCATGACTGCTTTGGCAGCTTCAGCCTCGCTCATGGTTCTGGTGCTGTTCTTGGCTCGCTGCAGGTCGAATTCTGCAGCACCCATTCTTCCTATAAACACACCAAGAGACTCAATGTTGTTAGCCGCCCCCGCAGCCATTTCCAAGGCTTTGCAGGCAGTCGTTACCGCTGCAACAGCCTCAAGAATCATTGGATTGCCACGAACAACGGAATCAGAATGGACGATATGATTAGCAGGTAAAGGCCGACCATGAGGTTGTCCAGCCGGTCGAATCGCTTCTCGCCCTGCTCCAACCTGCGTTCAATCTCGCGGTAGCGGATCTCGCATTTCTCCTCGTGCGTTGTCAGCCTTTCATCTGGGGTCATTACCAAGGTACTCCATCAGCAGTGGCGGGAGTGATCTGCCCGTCAATCTGAGCCTGCAGGCTGTTTTCGATGTTGGTCTGCCAGTTCTCACTCTGACCCCACACCCAGCCTAGAACGTCTGACTCGGTCAAATCGTCATAGGCGATGTAGCCTTCCGCAGACGGGTCTGGCGTGAAGCCTTGAGTGCCGTATGAAGTGGCGTGGAAAGTGATAGCGTCATCACCAGAGCCTTGTGTCTGCTCTGCGTTACAACGCCAGTGAGCAACAATGACCCCACCCGCTAGGTCGCCAATCAGGTCGCGTTCAAGCGTTGAGATAGTCCAAGTGAATGTAGCCACTAGGGTGTCTCCGTCTGTGCAGCGTTGTAAGCTGCTATAGCGTCTGCTGTATGAAAAGTATTGCACATGGCCTGAACCTCTGTGCTTTCACCTGACCAATCGTCTGCTGGTGATACAACATGGCGATGAAAGGATCTGCTGATCTCTTCACCGTCTCTGCTGATTACCGTAGCTGTACGGACTTGGATAGCTTTCCAGCCTCCGCAGTCTACTACTTCAATTTTATCTTCTACTGATGTTTCTGAAAGTGCCATATTTTATCTCCTTTTATGGACTGTCCAACCCTAGAGTCCACTAGGGTTATGCGTTTGTTTGATAAGTAACATTAAAAATGACGTGTCCACCTGACATATCACTATTTGTAAGAGGAGACCAACCGACATCGTCCCCGCCCGCATAAAGATTAATTGTGGAGCCACCTAAAAAGTAATTTAGCTGAGTGTAGTTAGGGGGTAGATCCACAAAGCTAGACATCACAGCACCAGCACTTTGCCAATTAGTGTCGCGTGTAAACGGTAGTCCACTTATACCGACTAGGGTGCTGTCTGAGTTGCTAGGGAAAGTAAGGCGACAGGCCAGCGTTACTAAATTACCAATTCTGATGGCTCTTGCTACGCTTACTGATAAAGTTACTCCAGACTGCGTTGGTGTCCACGCTGTCTCTTCATAGTAATCCAGCTTGTTGGCTGCTGCTGTGCCGCCTAGGTATGCACCGCCTGACAGGTAGAGGTCTTTGAAGCGGTTGTTTGAATTACCTAAATCAACAGTATTATCGGATAAACCGCCAGTACCGCTTCTAGGCAAAACAGTTGATCCAGTGAGTAGTAGGCTTTTCGTGCCGTTACTAAGATAAATATCACCGCCACTAGTACCAATACTACCGACTGGGGAGCCGTCTTTGCTAAAGTTAGCAATAGTCCCGTCTGTGCTAAGGCGGTTCAAGTCCATTACAATATTATTGCTTCTTGTAGCTTCAATCTTGCCATTTGGCCCTTCAAGTCTTATGCCTACTGTGCCAAAAGCTGTTGTGGTCTTCCCCACCAGCAAGTTGCCGCCTGAGATGCGCATACGTTCTGTGGCATCAGTTCTAAAAATCAGAGGTATTGCGGTATCAGCGCCAATAAAGAAGTCTGCCGCAGTGCTGCTTCCTCCCAAAGACACATAGGCATGTGTGCCCGTTTTCCCAGATAAATAGAGCAAGTCAGTGCTGCCGCCTATTTGAGCGACACCATCAGCCGTCACTGTGCCATCAGCGCCTACTGAAAACACTTCTGTTGGTGTTCCCGAGGCATCATTGTATCCACGAATCAAATAACGAGTGTCAGTGGTTGCGTCAGAACGTAAGTCAAGTGCTGTATGTCCTGAAGAAGTAGCATCTTGGTATGCCTGAATTGCATAACCGCCTACCGCTTTAGATGAAAAAGCATCTGAGCTTGTAGAAACAATAGTTCCACCATCAGCAGTCACTGTGCCAGCGGTCAGCGTCGTAACAGTCAGCGCGCTAACAGTGTTACCCGTCAGCGCAGCGTTCAGATCGGTGTCTGAGACGTTGTTGAGATCCGCTCTCGCCATCTCGAATCCACCCGCTGTGGAGCCGTCGTTGACGTGTACGGAGTCGTTGGTCGTGTTTACAACGATCTCGCCCTCTGCCCCCGTGAATGCGGCTACCTGTGTGCTGGTGCCACGTCTGATCTGTAATTGAGTAGCCATCTAGTTCTCCAGTGTGGGCCAGTCTGAGTCGTTCAGATTGGGCCAGTTCGCGTGTGATG